AAAAATAAAAACTTGGAATTTGTTCCTCAAAGTTTGCTACTTGATGAGGACAAACTCGTCAATACAATTGAAAGTGTGTTTCACAGATTAAAGAAAGATGGTGTACTACACAGGCATGAGCTTGGTGTAGACACGGAAAAACTATCGACTATTGTCGAAGAAGCAGTTAGGAGGGTTGAGAACATTAGTGTGTCCCATGAAGTCAAGCTTGCTGAAGTCACACCCGAATTTTCCAAAGTGCTGTCCGACACTATAGCGGAAGCCTTCAGAAAGTCTCAGGCGAAAGTGGACGTAAATGTGAACCTACCAAGGGAAAGTCAATGTAATATGGTAACCTCTTACATTGAGGAAATTTGTAGTGTTTTTTTTAGCTCATTTGGTAATGAAATGAGAATGACCACACATTATTTTTTTACAACTGCTATACAATATGTCGTTATAATTCTCGGAATTTCTATTACTTATGATTTATTAATGACTGGAGCAAGTAATTTCATGTCAATTTGGAATTACTTTGTCGGCAATAAATCAGAAGAGTTTGTACCCCAAATGACCAACGATGAGTGGTGGTCCCAATTGGTAGTGGTAATTTCGCAGTTCTGTGGAAACGGCTTCAACACGAAGAGTATACTAAGTCTCATAGCCAACTTTAAAAAGAAAACGGATGGTGTCAAGGATTTCTTCGTTTTCATGAGAAACTCCTTGGAGGTCGTAGTCAACTATTTTAGAGAAAATATCATGGGTTTAAACCCAGTGTCATTTGACCAGAATGATGATAAGACGCTCAAGCAATGGTTGAAATCCATACGCGACTTGCAGATTAAAGATGTCGGAGACACTCTTAAATTGAACACCGCGACATATGACACTATAAAGAGCTTGAGAGTACTTGGCAGGGAGCTGTCCTCTAAGTATGATGATCTTTCAAATCGAGATTTGGATAGAGTGCGAGTTGTGGTCAAGACAGGCAACGGAGAACTCGAAAAACTGATGGAGATTTTTAAGAGGCACAATTTTGGAAAAGTTCATCTTAGACCCAAACCATTGACATTGGCCTTAATTGGAGCTTCGGGAGTTGGAAAATCAGCAGTCACTGTCCCTCTCTTGAATGCGATACTAGCAAGGACCATCAAATCGGAAGAGGAACTGGAACTTTTTGAGACAACCCCCAGTTGCTTCATATATAGTAGGGCAGCGGAGACAGGCTTTTGGGACGGGTACCATGGTCAAAAAGCGGTCGTCTATGATGATTTCTTACAGGCCAACCCAAACAAGGCCCATGGGAACATATTAAATGAAGCCTTCGAGATAATAAGAGCAAGTAACATCTTTCCGCAATTGCTACATAAGGCCCATCTAGACGACAAAGGGAATAGTTACATGGAAGCGAGAGTCATATTATGTTCCAGCAACAATATGGGACTAAAATCCGAAATGATCTCGGAAGATGAGGCCCTATGGAGGCGTTTTGAAGCCGTTGCTCAAGTTGTACCGAAGATCCAATATTGCAGACCCGGAACAGAAAAAGGACCAATACGTGAACGTAGATTGATGGACATGGACCACTTTAGCTTGGATGTCTACGAGTTCCACCTCATGAGTTACGATGGCACCAATTGGAGAACGCAGTGCACAATGCCTTACTTGGAATTTGTGGATTACCTGGTGGCCAAATATGACAATTTGAGTGTGAAAGATCATCATTACAAGGAGGAGATTGCACG